GCTGCTCCAACTGGTGCTGCAAATCTACCTAATACACCACCTAGTTTACCACCTAAAAATTTACCACCAGCTCCTGCAGTCAAACCTGTAGCTATAGCCTCTCCTGGTTTTGCACCAGTCAGTAAACTTCCTATACCACCACCTAAAGCAGATGCTAAAAACGGTGAACCAGGTGCTACTAAACTACCAATACCAGCTCCCAATATAGGTGCTGCTAATTTTGCAATATTTTTTAATGATTTGAATATACTCACTATGTCATCTCCAATATAGAGGCTACTACCTCTATGTCACTTCCTGTTGTTGTTGCCTTTAAAACCTCTGATGATTTTAAAATTAATGGTGTTGGTGAACTTACAGCAGAATCTGCAGAATCTCTGTCTATATTACCAGACGCTAAGATTTCTTGCGATGATTTTTTTTGTATAGTTCTATTCATTTCTATTTGAAAGTCTACAGAACTAGAATCAGTAATAAAAAATGACACTGTTCTGTCTGTTGTTTCATCTGTGTTTGTTACTCTTATAGATTTTATTATAGATATACCAGCTGTTGGTGCTGTGTATATGCTTTGTGTACCTCTTAGTTTTACTTTTGCATTTGTATAAGTGTTAGTTGACATTAATCTCCACCCATAAAAAACATAAATCTTTCCATTACAACTTTGTTTTCTTCAGCTGTGTAGCTAGTATTTAGTGTCAGCACTATAGTCTCTATAGCTCTTACTAATTCATTTTGTTGTTGTACATTATACTCTTGTGATGGAGAGGGTAGTCTAACATTTGTAATTTTACTCATCTTTTACCATCTGGTTGTACTTCATATCTAACTGTTCCTAATCTCCAGTCTTCGTCTAGAGCATCATTGTTGATATTATTATAACCATTACTTTCTAATCTTACAGCTATTTGTCTACCCCTAGTTCTAGTATTTATTTTGGTACTAGATGTAGAGTAGAAGAAAGGACCCTTTACTGTTTGTGTTTCAGAAGGGAAATATCTAGATTTTAGACTTACATTTACATTACCTACTTGGTCTTTAAAATCTGGAATAACCTTATTTATAAACATAATATCGTCACCATCGCCTATATCAAAGTCACCACTTTCTATAAATGATGTCATTGTAGAGCCGTCATCATTCTTACCACTTTCGTGTATGAATAATGTGGTGTTTGCTGAACCATCATACTTCGTTGCATAGGGTAGTGGGTATGTGCCAGAGTCTATCCATGTGCTTCTATCCAAGCTACCAGTATACCATAATCCCTCTTGGTAATTATATATGACATATCGGTCTATTTGGTTAGAGTCTTTAGAACAATAAAACCACCATATCTCACCATATGCTGAGTTAGAGCCAGTCCATACTTGTTCGTATTGTGTTGTATCTATATTGTTAAATACAAAATCCTCTACAGAACACGGTAATTTTCTAACAGTTCCGTCAAATAAAAAGAATGCATCAGAACTCATCCAGTAAGCTACACCACCAACGTCAATCATACAGTGTGGACTTATAGCTCCACAGTTAGAACCGAGTTGTTGAAAACCAAAAACAAATGGTGCACCAATAAATGACATACCATGTGCCGCTGTATCTGTTAAAACTAGTATTTGTCCTCTAGTTCTTACAGCTGTAACTATTTCACTACCTCCCACTATTCTCTGTGAGCCAGAGGAATTAGTAGCAGTGGGTGTCCAATCTGTTTCATCATCTTGTGAAGACCATCTAATAAACATTGGGTCTTGTGATGATGTATCTCCAATTGTTGTTTCTGTGCCCATACAGATAACGTGTCTATCTGGGTTAGATACAATCATAAACTTTGTTTTAGTAGGAGCATTTGATACTGCACTAGCTACATTAGATGCTGTCGCTATACCACCAGAGGTATCCCAAATAAAAAGACCACCATCAACATCCAGTGCTAACAAGTCTTCGCCCCAATTATCTAGTGCCCAAGAGCGTAAAGCTATCGTCACAGATGCAGAAGTGTTTGGGCTATCCCAAGTTTGTCCTGAGTTCCATGTTCCTGTGCCCCATCCATAACCTGATAAGGCTCTGTCTCTACCTGAGGTAATTTCATATTGTACAGTGCAATTACCAGTTGTAGATACGGAGGATGATGCGTTAGTTCCTATATCTATTGTGTAAGTATTTAGTGTAGGAACAGAAATAATTTCATATTCACCATTTACTGTGGATGCAGCTACGCCACCTATTGTTGCACTGGTGCTTGATAATGTAACGTAATCTCCCTCGCTAGCTCCGTGTGATGAGTGTGTCACTGTAAATATTGATGAGCCACTAGATGTTGTAAAACAAGAAGTTATATCAGCATTTAACCTTGTAGGTGTTGCATCAAAAAAATTACCCTCACTGTATACATACAATTTTTTATGGGTGCCAAACATATCATAGGCTGTCCCATCTAGAGAGTTCCAAGCTAATTGTGCTCTAGCAACTCCTATAAATGTTGTTTCAGATACTTTCTCCCAGCCACCTATTTTTTCTGGATATCCATATCTAAACCTAACTTTATCACCATCTATCCATTTACCTTTAGATGTAATTTCAGTATTTTGTTTATCAAATCCAGGTCCAAACTGTACTTTTTGGTACGGCATTATAATCCTGTTGCTATGAAGAAATTTACTACTGAGAAAGGTTGCATTAATGCATTACTAAAATCACTACCAGAACCAATATTACTACCACTTTGCATAGATTCAAAACCACCTGTTGCTCCTAAACTTCTAGAGGACAAGCCAGAACCAGAGCCAGAACCAATTGGTGTTCTACCCTGTAAGTCTGGTAAATTAAAAGTAGATGAGCCATCACCAGTTCCGTATGTTGTTCCGATAGCAGAAAATAGTGATGAGTATGTGGAACGACTTACAGCTTGTGCATTACATAATAAGTATCTTTTTGTAGAGCTATCTGATTTTGTTGGTTCGGTTGAAAAACCAGCCATAATAATACCGCCAGTAGGAACTGTGTCTTTTACATCTTGACCAGAACCGCTGAATAAATTACCTGTGATAGTAGTGGATGCTGTGATTGCTCCAGTTACATCTAAAGCTACTGATGGGCTAGAATTTAAAATACCAACTCTGTTGTTGCCTCCATCTACAAATAATGCGTGTGTATTACCGTTTGACTCTACTCTAAAATCTACATCAGCAGAACTCTCGTTGATTGTTACTGCCCCACCATCTAGTGAGACTGCTCCTGCAACGCTTAGTGTGCCTTTACAAACTAGGTTATTAATACCAGTGGCAAATACATCTTTAACAAATGTGCCGTTACTATACATCAAAGCATGGGAACCCTGTACAACAGCTGTGCCTGTGCCAGTGTTTCCTGTTGTTGCTACTGTTAGTGTTTGGCTTCCAGCTGTATTATTAAATACTATGTAATTAGACTCTGATGTTGGTAGTAAAACATTTATATCACCAGTTAATGTGCCAGTAAATTCTAATACCTTTTGTCTTGACTCATCTGATGTAGCGTTACTATTTGTTAAGGTTACATTAGATGAACCAGCTACGCTTTTAGCTGCATATCCATTAATGGACTCATCTATTAAATCAAAATTAGCATTGGTTTTATCACCCCAAGTGTTAGCGTTTTCGCCAGTGGCTTGTTTTTCTAATCTTAATCTACTCGTAAATGTTGAAGCCATATTTTCTCCTATTTATTCTTAGCCGACATACCACTTAGTGGATTGCTTAGTGCTTTGTTAATTTTTAAATCTAAATTTTCTTCCATAATTTTAAGCTCATCTAAAAGCTCTCTGTTATCTTCTTTTTGTCTATCTTCTACATCATTTACTATTTCTGTAATATGTCTAATATCACCCTCCATTTGACGCAAATCTGCTTTTAAATCATCTTTTAATTCTTTTGCAGTAGATGCAACTAAATTCACTTCATCTAATATTAGGTTTAGTTCATTTCTTACTGCCTCTACCTCTTGCTTTACAAGGTCAATTCTTTTATCAAACCCACTTAAATCTGGTTCGGTGTATGTAATAATTTTTTCTTTCATGTCTAAATAGTCTTGATAAAAAGTAAAACCTGTCCAAGCAGCACCACCTAAAGCAGATAAAAGAGTTATAATAGCAAATATTTTTCCTCCAGATACCTTCATACCTGCATACTCAATACTGGTCATTTATCATTTCCTCCATTGTTTGTCCCTGTGCCATATCAAATAACACACCATAGTTATCTTCTAATGTTTTGTTTAGATACTCGTTAACATTTGTGTCTTGTATTGTAGATTGTGCATCAAAAAATGTTTTTGTGTTGCCTAGTATTTGCATCACAATTAATGTCTTCATTTGATTTGACTCATCATATCTAGCTTTATCGTCAATCTTTTTTACTATTTTTGTTGCAGCCTTTTCTTTTGCAGAAGGCTCTTTTACAGGTTTTTCTGGCTCTTCAGTTTCTTCCTGTTGTACCTCTTCTTGCTCTCCACTATCTTCTGGCTCCACAGCGGGTTCCTCAGTAGTTTCGCTATCGGGTTCTGATTCTTCTTGTGTTGGCTCTTCTTCATTCGTTTCTTCAACAACTACAGGCTCTTCTTTGACCTCTTCTATCTGAGGAGCAGATTCTTCTACCTCTGGTTCTGAGGGTGTTTCTAATTCTGTTGGTGGTGCCACTTCATCCATCTCAGGTGGTGGGGGCATATCATCAGCAGAAGCTACCATTTCTGGTGGAGGTAAATCATCCATCTCAGGCATTGGTATATCTAGCTGCATTTCCATTTCAATTTCAGCAGTCACAGTCTCTATGTTAACGGGCATTTCCATTTGCATATCAGTGGGTGCTAATATCTCCATAGGTGGAGGTGGTGTAAACTCCATGTCAAAGTTCATCTCAAACTCTATTTCTAGTTCTACTGTTTCAAATGTTACTTCTTCAGTTTCAGGCTCAATTGGTGCAAAATCCACCATACCGTCATCTATACTAATATCATTATATTCAAAAACTTCTTCTACAAACTCTATTTCTGTGGGGTCAAATATGTTTAAATAGTAAATCTGTTCTAGTGTAGTTATCTGTTGCTCTATAATAGTATTGATAACATTATAAAAAACATTAACAGTAACATCATCAAATACTGGACCCACTGCGAGGTTAATATCTCTGCCACCAACTTCTATAGTTAATCTATTTAAAACACCAGCGAAATCGAAAGACCCATTGTACGATTGATAGCCTGTTGCCACCCCAGATTCAGACAGGATGTCAGTGCCTGCAAAGACTTGGTTAGAACCGTTAAGTCCTGTAATGTGCATATATATTCTATCTTGAGCATCTTGTTTGTCGACTTCTATTGAGTATTTAACTTGTCCACCTTTTTGTATGTTTAAATCTGAAATATCTACAGTCTGTATAAATGTAGTGCCCATTCCATCAACGCCCATTGATGATGTCGAATTACCACTGCCAGTAATTGCTGCACATTTATCAGCACCTAATCCATAACAATTGTTGCCTGTGGGCATAGAGGCAGGTCCTTGCCCACCCCAGTCAATGTCCATATCACCTTCTTTGGATGAATTTACATATCCATTTGTTCCGTCTAGTATATCTCCAGAATTTTCATTTGTTACTGTGGTAGTTGTGGTTGTTACTGTCGTAGTAGTAGTTGTAACAATCTCTGTACCTAAATCTTCTTCTGTTATATCAACTTGTGTCTCTTCTGTTACTGTAACTCCTGGTGTACATAGCCCCGCTTGGTCTATTAAACACTGTGCATTAGAGTAAGAGTAGCATACTAAGAGCCATAAGACCAAAATTCTTAAGAGCATTATTATCTCCTGTGGGTTGTTCTACTACTTTCTGCTGAACATACTCTGGTTTATATTTACTACCATCTGGAATTTGGTCAGGATTATTGGTCCAATAAGTCTCTGCCTCGGCTCCAATAGAACCTCTTGCAGGGCACGGGGTCCCCGCATCTGTCATCGCATCCCAGACTCTAGGGTCTTGACATAATACAGATACAGCAGCAACTTTCATTCCATAAGCATATAAACTTCTAGATAGTTTTAATTTTTGACACAATTCATCATCTATAACTATACCACTAGCTAATCCTACAATATTATTTTGTACACTCGCCCCTACACCAACTTTACATATATCACTGTTAGAATTAATTATAGAGGGTGCATTTGCTGTAGGTGGTGTTGAATTTGTTACAACAGTGCTCGACACGGTATTTGTCTCAGCAATAGAGTCTGTCGCTACAGCAACAGTTGTAAAAAAGAATAATATTAATAATAGCTGTCTCATCTACCTTGCCGTTACTGGCACTCCTTTACTACTTACAAATGGATGTTCTGCAAATGCCATGTAGATGTATGTTCCACCACTTGTATTTATTTCTACATGATTTGTTCTACATTTAAAACCATTTGATAATAAATCAAAATCATTTGTACCAGATGATGTAGCCTCTGCATCACTTAAATTAGGAAATAATCTTTTACTTGCTACATTAAAAGTGTTTCTAGTGTTGTCTGTTAAAATCCAGTTTTGTGCACTATCAGTTCTTTTTATCATAAGCCAAGCAACTTTAAATCCTGTATAAATAAATGCTCCATCTGCGTTACCATTACCTGTATAAG